GAACCTGTTATATATGTACTTAAAGCTGTGGCAACATTTTCATAAGTATCATAAGTCATTATTCCACCATTTGTAAATGTGGCAACATAAGAACCAGTTGTTTCAACAATACCTCCTTGACTCACATCAATTTGACCTGGATATAATGTTCCTGATAATGTAATTGAACCAGAGAATGATGTATCACCTAAAAAAGCTGCTGAAGATGAAATGTAATTGGCATCAATTACAATTGTATCACCATACATATTAATATTGTTGGCTTCAACAAAAGCACCTGATACAAATTTAAACGCATCTAATATAATTGAACCTGAATTGTTATGTATATTAATTGGGTCACCAGCTTCAGTATTTTCAATAAAAATAGAACCTTGACCTAATGATATTGTTTTTGTTGTTGGACCACCATCTGTTTGAGCATATTCTAAACTTGTTACAGAATTATCAATTGATTTAATTCTTGTGTAACCATTTTTATTTTCAATATTAAAGTTTCCACCATCTTGTAGTCCAAAGTTAAATGAACCAGTTGATTCACTTCCAGGTACTTTATTCAACCAAGCCAAATATCCATCATTATTAATAAAGTGATATGAACCTGTATATAAAGTTTGAGTTTGATTATTTGGACCAGCACCCTGCATAGTGAATTGACCACCAACAGAATCAGTTGTATCTGAAGCAAACACAATATTATTTAATAATTGTAATGTACCATTTGGTGGTGCTTTAAGAGCTGTATTAGTAGCAGCATCAGATAAAGTTAATACTTGATGGTCATCCAAATAGATTGAACCAGATGAAAAATATCCGTGTCTAAATGGATTTGTTGGTGAACCTAAATCAAATGAACCACTACCTTGTGGTATGATTGAACCAGTCATCAATAAATCTCCGTTTATACCAACCTTCGTTGATGATATGGATATAGGTGTTTGTTGACCAAATCCGTCTGTTACAGGTTGTAATGTTCCTGATAGTGATGAACCACTTATTGTTCCTATATTCAATACCGATTGGTATGAACTTGAAATGTATTGGTTACTTAAATTACTCATATATAATGTTTTTTTGTTTTATGTTTAATCCCAGTTAGGTTCTTGATATTCTATTATTGGTAAATCTTTCACCCAACTATATTCTTGATTTGTTAAATTTTCTATTTCATCCAATGTTATAACCCAATTATCATTTATATCTAATACAGGGTTAAAATAAATATCAGTAGTATATTCAATACCTACTAATTTATTTTTTTGTTCTAATGTTAATAATGCTACGTTTGTCATATATTTCTATTTAATGATGTTTGATATTGTTGTACTATATTATTTAATGTTGATACTTCTGAATCATCTAAACCTGTGCTTAAATGAAACCAACTTAATTGTTGTCTTGATGACCCCCATTGTTGTGTTCCGTCAAGATTCAATGATAATAATGTAATGTTTGTTACATCAGCGTATTGTGATGGAAACCATCCTGTTGGTGGAGTTGGAACTGTACCATAAGCTACATCACCAAATTGAACACCATTTTTATAAGCTGTATATTGTGAATCTGAAACTCTTGATGATACAAAGAATCCTGTTGTACCTGTTTGTGATGATACTTGAACAGGACAACCTGATCCTTCATTTAAACTACTAAACACATGATTGACTGGTGTGTCATCACTTTTTGTAAAGTTTCCAATGAATGAAGCGTTTTGGTTTGTTCTTGCTCCAAATGAAAAATCTAAATTATTTGTTCCTGGTGGTTTTAAGTTTTGGTCCAATCTATAAATCCCCGTTGATATATTGTTATAAATGGTTTGAACATTTTCATTATAGTTGTAAGGTGACCAATGTGTATTACCATATCCATTGATTGTATTTGTTGAAGTAATACCTGATTGATTAAATGACATACTACCATACCAATTAATTCTGAAAGCATCATCCGTATTACGTGGGTCTTTTAAATTGTATTTGTTAGATGTTGCTGTACCTTGAATAAATGGATATACGATAATCATTTTATTCCATAGGTTGTTTGTCTTCAATCCAACCACCAAATTATTGATAGCGTTTTGATTTGTAAATCCTGTAATACCTGCGGCATTAATGAACGCTGTTGCTGATGGGTCATAATTTACAGATGTAGGTGTAGGAGTTGGTGTATATGTACTCGTAACTGTAACCGTAGGGGTCATAGTTGGAGTTAAACTATTTGTTGGAGTAATTGTAGGTGTAATACTTGGGGTCGGTGTATTGGTCTGTGTGATACTCGGAGTAGGGGTGTTCGTTGCTGTAGGTGTTGGTGTTGGTTGTACAGGTGAGAAACTTCCCCAAAACTTATTAACTGTATCCCATATTGAACCAACATTCATCCATATTCCATCCACTAATACAGGTGTAACACTTGGTGTCGGTGTAAGAGTTTGTGTTGGAGTTGGAGTTGGTATTACTGGTGATGAAGTTGGACTCGGTGTTGGTGATGGTGAAGCAAAATCTCTTATTGGTAACACACATCTATTCCAATCGTATTTCTGTGTGAATGATAAGTTTAATATCCATCCACCCAATGTTGTTTCCGTCTTTTCAAAAAATGGATTTACAACAGCATCAAATTGGGCTTCAAAATCAGATAAATATAATTTTGAGAATAAATCTTTTACAACCTCCAACATATCAGATAATATTTCAATTTGATTTGATAAGTCATCGGTTAATCTATCTATAAAGAATATCTTCCAATTTAAATTTATGTTTCCTACATGAAATTTAGCTAAATCATTATGAACGTACATTCTTGGATATAATGGTTCTTGATTGGTTTCAATATCATTTGTTAATTGTGGAATATCTCCAAATCCAAATGAATTGATTTGTTGGTGTAAATCAGCAAACTTTTGATAATCGTCAATTATTAATTTATATGATTGAAATTGATGGTCTTGTGGAAATTGAAAATTGAATAAAACTGGTGGTGTACATTTATCATAATCAAATCTAACTTGAACTGATACATTTAATGTCCAACCTGCTACAATTGTTTCAAACCTTTCCAAGAACGAAGCAACATTGGGATTTTGGTCAGGAATTATATCCCAACTAAAATCTCCATATTGTTGAGTATAAGATTGTAATAATACCGTCCAAATATCTTTGGTGGTTTCCAATGTATCAGAAAATACATCCTTTAAATTGGATAAATCTGTATTAACTCTATCCATAATAATAATGGATAGATTGTAGTGAATATGATTCTGATTAAGGAACACATCCTGTGGAACAATATACATTCTTGTGTATAATGGTTCTTGTTTTGTTTCAATATCATTGGTACATTGAGCTAAATCACCGAAACCAAACGAACGAATTTGTTCATGATGGTAAGCAATTGACGCAAAATCGTCCATTAATTGTTTATAATTAATCATATTCTATCTATAAATATAAAATTTCCATTTATGTATCTTGAAATTACATATTATTTTTATTGTATTGTCTAATCATTTCTTTATCCTTTTCAACCATATACAATAATTGATTTAATATTTCTATTGTTCTTTTTTTTGTAATTTGTTCGTGTTTTGTAATATCGTCTCCAGCAATTCTGTTGATAATAGCGAACCATCCGAACGCTTTCTCGAACGAAATGTCGTTTTCAGCTTCCAAAAGAGCTTCAGGATTTTGAGCCATATATTCAGCTTCCTCTTTATCGAAAATGGCTGGATATAAATCGAAGATGTTCTGACGGACTCTGAAAAAAAAAACTTACCTCCTAATACATATTTTACATCTAATTCTTTTTTGAATAGTTCAGCTCGTTCTTCAATAGTTTCTGAATTGTATTCTTCAATTTTATAATTATGTTTTGACTTTTTAGATATAATTGGTCTAAACATAATTGATGATATGATATGAAGTTGATTCATAATTTCATCAGGTTTCTTTGTAAGTAATGTATCCAAATCCACAAACTCACCAAACGACATATTCTTATATTCTGGTATAAATCCATATTCTATATCATTTAATGTAAATGAATCATGAAATACAAAATTAGTTGTAGGTAAAATTGAAAGAATATAATTTGATACAATTTTAATTTTTGAATGTGGTAACTTGAGAATGTCATCTGTTTTAGCTCCCGTCATTAAGCTAATTAATTTAATCTCATAATACTCATCATCAAATAAATCTTTGATATTATATAATTTAACATATGTATCTATGTTAATGTAATTTGGAATTTTATATTCCTGTTCGTTAATTTTTATTTCCATATCTATCTAATAAACGCCACACTATATTTTCCTGTGGACTTTAAATTCTTAACTTCATAAAACATCCTCAACATAATTGAATCAGCCAAATCGGGTGATTTATCCCCTAATATTCTTTTCATCTGATCCTTTCCTATCACACCGATCTTTCCATCTTTTTCTACATCCTTTAACTTTACCGATAATAACTGTTGTGTTAGTTCATCAACTGTGGATGGGTCTAATACATTAATACTAATTTTTCCCTGTTTAATCAAGTCAGATAGTTTAATGTAACATTGTGATTTAAGATTGGTAAAGTTTTGTTCGTGTAATGGTCTTGAGTTGTTGACAAATGATGTACATCTTAATCTATCTACCAAGAATCCACCTACACCATCAGAGTCAGCTATAACCTGTGAAGGATGTATTCCATGTTTGGTTATTAATTCTGTTATATTATTATATAATGAATCACCGTCTAATTTATTATATCTTATAATTTCTACTATGGTTAATCCCACCCAAATTGATATAACTGTACTGTCACCACCGAAACGTGCTACGTCAATACATATATACTTCTTTTCAGACGGATTGGGAGGGTTTCTGAACGAAGATGATACTATGTCATCAAACGTGAACAGACTGTCTAATTCTTCGTTATAATTCCAATCTCCGAGTAGTAGTCTTTTCCTTTGTTCTGATGGTAATGTATCCAACATATCCAAATAGGATTGTGGTAAGTGTGGATTGTCCATTGGTAAGGATGGAATGAATTTCTTATTGGGTTCTAATCTATCTTCTGTGTATGGGATATAAAACTCTTTCTTAATAAAATTCTGTGATGGGTTGGTGGTCATTAGTATTTTACCTATGATTCCAAACTCATTTAATTTATATCTTATCCTTGATTTGAGGATGTTGTAAGCCATTCTTGTTACTTGACTACTTTCTTCAATCACCACAGCGGAAACCTCAATTCCCGCTAAAGAATCATATGATGGATCGCTAGGTTTATATTCTAAGTCCTTCAATATTATCTCACTACCATTATAAAATGTGATGGTGTTGGATTGTCCGTTATAATTAA